CTGATTTCCAAGCTCCGATGTTTGCTGTGCAGCATTCCGGAGATGTTGAGAAAGATTATTTGCATTTTGATTTAGAGCTTGTGATACTTGACCTGAATTTCCTTGGACAGCCTGCGAAACATTACCCGACATCTGCGTTAGCTGGTTTTGTATACCATTGGCAAGATTGCTCGCAGCATTGTTCATTGTTCCGTTTAAGCTTTGACCCATCTGTGTCATGCTGTTTTGCATATTGGAGGCAATTTGTGCAGAGGTGCTTTGAAAGGTACTCATCATGGATTGTGACAAGCCGTTAACACTGTTCTGCACGCCGTTTGCCATTTGTGATATACTGTTTCCCAATCTCTGCATACTGTTTTCACAGCCTGTAAGAGCTGCGCTGAAACCTTGCGTTAACTGAGCATTGATCTGTTGAGCTGCTGCGGATATAGCTTGATTTAAGGCATTTGTATTAACACTCAAATCAAAGGAAACCGAACCGACTGTAGTTGTATTACCCGCCATTCGTCACACCTCCCGACAAAGCTATAAAGCCATTTTTTATACTGTTCAAAACACTGTCCATCGTTTTTTCGGAAACTTTCAGCGCTTTTTTATTTCTCCATTCATTACGGATTTTACGCTGATGTACAGTAAAATTTTTAAGAATTTTAGGATCGTTTTCCGCTCTTATTTGAACAATTCTTCCCAAAGGGGATTCGGGACTGAGTCCTGATAACAATGCGCAGAACTCGTCCCATTTCATCTTTTTAAAATCTTCCGAATAAATTCTAATCCCATACTCCGATAAAAAAGAGGATATAATTAAATCAAAGTCCTCTATTATGTCGTAGCATGGGTCTGAACTTCCCCCTCGTCACCGCTGTCCATAACAAGTGACATTGCTGTTTCAAAGAGAATACGAAAATTCTTGATATTCAGCTTCATTGCTCTGATTTTATCATAATCTTCCTGCGAAAAGATTGTACTGCAAATACGCTCAATAGTTTCTGCATTCATCTCACCGTTTAACAGCGGAACTACTTCAAGCATTTTTACGGCTTCATCGTTTACGGTAAGAGTAATATCGCCTATTCTGATTTGCGGCTTTTCCAATGATAATTTCTCTGTAATATCTACTATCTTTGACATTTCAAATATCTCCTTTACGTTTGCTGTGTTACAGTTGGCTGTGTTACAGTTGGCTTCTTGTTGCTCATTACCTCAAATTCAAGAGGTGCAACTGCGGTTGAATCACCTGATCCGAGCGCAGTTACATTTATTGCCGAATTTGGAAGTTTGATTGATGTACCATCGGGAAAATCCCATTCAAAGTCCGCCATTGCTTCTCTGCCGTTTTTAAACGCAATATCGGCTACAAAGTCATTGCCGGTATCTCCGACTTTTCTTTTTGCGGTAACTGTAATTGTTACTGATTTTGCCGTTGGCAGCCTGCTAACCCAGCCGTCGTCTTCAAATGCATACCACTCTTCAATACCGTTGCTGAATACTACCGAAAAAGTAGTGCATTCTGCAATTGTATTCAATGTTTGTGTGCCTGTTTCACCGATTTTGAATTGATTTTCATAACAGGGATATACTCCCGCAAACGGTGTTTGGTCTGGCATAATTAATCCGTCCTTTCGTAATAAACATCAAACTCTATTACACGTTCAAAAACTCCGTTGTCATCCGTTCCAACATCTACAGGTTCGGATTGCAGCAATAAGACAAAATAAACGTGTGTATTATTTAGCTCCAATGATGTAACCGCCCTGAGCTGCCGATACAGCTCATAGGCGGTTCTTTCTGTTTCATTTGCGTTTTTATTCCAATGGATAAGTATAGATATCGGCTTTATCTCATAACATGACGGCTGCCCGATTGCCATTATTGGCGGCGCTGGATTTTTTCTTTGATAAACTCCGATTGACCTGTCTTTTTTGCCATCTAATTTGCCGATATAGTAACAATCTGCCGTGATTAGCGTTTTAAGCCAATCTCTGATATCTGACAAGTAAATCATTTTATGCACCTCGCAGCTGCCTTTTATACAGCCTTTTGAATGTTTCCGGGCAGAAGTCTTTATGTTCTCCGTCAATCCAAGGTTTTAGCCACAAGCCTCCTGCATTGCTGTTGCCGCCATGGCTTTTGCCTGCTTTGTCAAACCACTCACCACGATGAAAGTTATACTCCGGATGAAAGTAAAGCCGCCTTGCATAAGGTGTACTTGAAACAAGCGAAACCTTTCCCATGTCTATTTGGCTTGTATAAACAAATGTACTTTCATTCTGTAAACAGCCTGTATCTCTTGGCATAACCTCAGCCTGTACGACTTCGGTATGAAGTGCCTCAGCTGTCTGTACAAGAGCTTGCTTTGCAAGATCACAAAGCTGATTTACCGCTGTTGTATTTATTGTTATTCTTGATGATACCTGCATTTATATCAAATCCAATCGTGTGTAATTAACAGTTCCATCCGGATTACGTGCTTTTTCGCCTTGGAAAATTCTCCTCTTAACCCCGTAAACCTCAACTTCACCATTTGACAGGGTAGGCAATTCAGGTGCAATATCTCCCACAAAATACGCCTGTGCAGACAGCTGTACAAGCTGTTTGTCGGCTGTTATAACGGTTTTTGCCTTGTCCTGATAATTGCACATTAGATTAAGAACAACGTCCGTGAGCGGCTCTCCGTCCTCGGAAACACCCTCTTTGAAAACAGTTACCGTTATAGGAGTTTTGCAGACAGATTTCAGCACCAAACAAGGATATTTCATATTATCGAACTCCTTTATAACACAATCCTGTTTGCATAAGCAAATTATATGTATCACGTCTGATTGCAATACCGTTTATTACTGCAATGTTCCAACTGCTTCCAAACTGCATTGATACACCGTTAATCGAGTAGCTCTGCAAAACACTGTTGATCATATCCGCATTATCATACTCAAAATTTGCCATATCAAAGCATACCTTTTTGATAATTTCCTGCTGAAACACACTGAGGTTGTCAAAGCCTGTTCCGACAATTCTGTTAAAGGTCAGGCTGTCAATATGACGACTTGCATTGTTAATATAAAGCTCTGCTTCGGCAGAGGGAATTTCTCCTCCTAAAGACGAATATTCCTCTGCCGTCAGGTAAGATATTAACATTTTAAATCACCTTAGCCCGTGTATTCTGTTGTGTCCACATCAACATATACGCTGTCAATATTGCCGTCCTTACCGTTGGGGAAAGTGAACACATCGGATAATGCGCGGTTCTGATAAAGCCAGCCGTCACCCTTTGTATGCGAACCGGGGGCAAAGTAATAAATGCTTGAGATTTTAGGAACAGCTTTTGTTGTTTCTGGTGTTGCAATCAAAACATTGATTTTACGTGAACCGGGAGTTGTTTTTTCGTAGTAAGTTGCAATATTGCTTACGTTGGGAGAAGCAACAGCCGTATAAGTATACGCTCCCTCGGAACCTGAACGAGTGTAATAAGTTTTTCCGGTAACAAGTGCTGCGTCTGTAGTTTTGGCATAAACAGCAGCAGCCGGTTCAAAACCACCGTCCTCAGGATCAAAATTAAAACGGTCATAAAAGCGTTCATCGTCAATTACTTCCATGAGCGGCACACCGTCAATGTCAGTAATTCTCGTCTGAATACCAAGACCGCCCTCTGCAATCTGCGTCATTTCGATTTTGCGGGTAAACTCGGTTGACTGCTCAAGCAAATCCATTACAAGCGACGATACGTACATAATCAGTGACCCGTTAGCTTTGTATCTGCGGAGTTTTCCCGAATTGAGGAATGTTTTAAGATTGCGGAAAACATTTGCATTGGTGTAAGCTAAAGAAGGAGTAATTGAACTGTATCCCTGCGCAGCCTGTGCGGTCTGAGCGACCTTTGAGAAAAACAAAGCGTCTATTTCGGGTGAAGCCTGAGTTTTTTCAAATGTCATCGAAACATTCTGAATGCTTGCAGTAGAGTTTGTTTCATCAACATTTGCCTTATCAATCAAAAATTCAATGTCACGGTCATGTGTCAGAGTAAACGGTACGTCTGTCTGAGTATAGCTGCCTGAGTTCCAGCCGCCGTTTCTGCTGTGCGGCTTGTATCCGGATGTAGACATCTGTGTAAAGTGGAAAGTTTTTGCATCTAAGAATTTAACATTCTGAGTGATGAACGGACTGGTCAAGGTTTCCTGAATGAGAATATCAAGAAGTTCCTTTTCCCATACTTCTGCATAGTTAAGATTTGGCATAATTCATTTCTCCTTTTTTATTAGTTAAACTTATTCCAACGCTTCTGAACAGTCGGCTTTTCGGTGCTTCGGCTGTTTGATAATCCGCTTGAAGTTCCTCCTCCGACACGAAAGCCGGTTTTAGATTGTTCCTTGCTTTGGGATTTCCATTCGGGATACTTTTTTGCAATTTCCTGCAATGCTTTTTTGATATCCAAGTTATCACGCTTTGCCAAACTTTCAGCGAGAATAACAGCATCCTCAATCACATCAGTTTTGAAGCCTGTTTTCATTGCTTCAAGCTGAGTTTTTAAGCGGAAATTTTCCTCTCGGAGCTTATTTTCTTCGGACGGTTCGGAGGATATATCCTCGGGTTCGTTTTCATTGCTTGTATTGCCGTCAGAATTGCCCTCAGGCGGCTTTTTTTGTTCATCGGGTATAGTTTTACCTTTTGGTGTTTCCTTACTGTCAGCGGCTTGTTTGGGCGGTTTATCCTCCGGTTTTGCAGCATTGTTAGGCTCTGCATTCTCTTCGGTGGTTTCGTCTTCGGGTTTCTTCTTTTCGTCTGCCATTTCGTTTACCTCACTTTCGTTAATTTTGGGTATGAAAAAAGCACCTTTTCAGGGTGCTTAATCGTCATATTTTTCGTATTCATAATCGCTTGGTTTACTTCGTTCTTCTTCAACATACTTCATATATTTTTGAAACTGTTTTCGAGTAGGTCTGCCATAAATCCTATCTAATGCAAGACCCGATGTTCTCAGCTGGTCTGCTTCAAAAAACAAGTAATCAAAAGCTTTAAGAATTACTTTGTCAGTTTCTTCTTTTGAAGCTTTTTTCCAATGTCTGCCATTTTCGTCCCATGCAACAAGAATTTCACCGTTTAGAGCGTGTTTAATTTCGTCTTTTTCGTAGTTAAAAGCACGTCCAAATGTTGTAAAGCTATATTTGCCCATGTTTCCACCTCTTTTTAATCGCTGTCGGGTTTATTATAATAACATCTTCCGTTATAGAACGCCCCGCATTCACTCTGCTTGCATTCCATGTATTTATAAAACGTTCTTGTGACTGTTGCTCCTTCTGTAAGAACTTGGTCATCATCGGGATTTTGTTTCCACTCCTGAAATTGTGTTTCACTGCGAAGATTGTAAGGGCAAATCAATAGAAATCACCTTTTTTTCGGGTATTTAATTATTTATTACTTGTGCCGAGAACGTTTCTTTCTATTCTGTCCTCAACTCTGCGATTCAGCCACATAAGAGCTTCTTCAATGTGCGTAAGTGCAATTGCATTTTCTCTTGTAGCAAATTCGCCGCTCTGAAATCCTTTCAAACGGTCACGGACAATTTCAAGCAAATCTGTATCAAGCACACCTAAAACTGACCCCCATTCTTTTCTCTCTCCATTCTGGAACTGAATAACAACATCAACATGCTGTTCAGGATTTTTCTCGTTTGGTTCGCTTATTACCTTGTATCTGTGGTTTGCCCCACCATTGCCTTTTTTATCTATAGCGTAAACCGTGTTAAGCTTTTCTCTTTTTTGAATTGTGTTGAGTTCTCTCACTATATCAAATCCTTTCTATTTTCGGGTATGAAAATACCGCTCTCGGCTGAGGGCGGTTTACATTAAATTTCTTCAAGTTGTCTTATTGGTATATCCTCACCATTTTGATTTAACCACTCTGCGGCTTCAAAGCAGTTATTAAATTGGTGATATT